CTATTGTGTACGCCCATTTTAATTATTATGTTGTTGTAGAAGATTATATTTATATTGCTGATGCCATGCCCTCTGGTGGTCCAGCTACTGCACATTTCAACTCTGTTGAAAACATAGTAATGAATAGAGCTACCGCACTTCGTCTAATGCGAAACTCTTTCAAAATCCGAATCCCCTTGCGCGCTGTTATGTTTATGATCGTCTTAGGAGATGATAATTACAAATCAATTAGAGCTATAGTTATTGATGGTATTTCTACCATCCAAGTACTTTCTCCCAAGAAGTTCGCCGCAATGATCTTCGAAATGTTTGGCTTTACTGCCACAACATCTAATAAAAAAGAAATAACTGATGACTTCGATACTATGGAAAACGCTGATTTCCTAAAGCGTAAATTCGTTATTATTGATAATATGATTATGTGCCCTACTAATCTGTCAGATTTGCAACAGCACTTGTTGTGGATCAATAAAGATTCAGAAATTTCACCTAAAGAACAGTTCATTTTAAATGTTCATACCGCCCTTAAGGAATGTTTTTTCCATGGCGAAGAAGTGTTTGATACACACAAAGCACTTTTGAATCCATTTTTAGAATCAATCCGTCCCGCTGCTAGATTCTTTCTCACTTACAATGATTTAAAGGCCATGTACCTCATTAACATCAAAAAATGTTAGTGCCTTTAACCCTGTTCATTTTTATGGCTGTGATAGCCCAAACATCCCGGTTTATGATTGAGCCGCTTCTTCAAGAAGAATTCAAACTAGCGCTGCAAAGTTCTAGCCAAAGTGACCGGCTTACATACGGCCTTTGGACCTCCACAATTGTATGCTTTGTGCTAATCCACACATTGCTACGTGAATTTACTTGGATTGCTACTGAAACATCAAAACAGTCTGTAGAGACTTCCACACTTAAAGAGTCCGTCCATGCACAAACTCAAGAAGTTACTGGACTCGTCGAATTTAAAGAGGCTGCGACCCTCAATACGACAGAGATTCCCGGATCTCAACACCTGGCTTTAATAGCCAATCCCTTTCGCGATCAGACCCCTACCCAGGTTCTTACTAGATCGTATCTTGTTAGCCAATTTGACTGGACTAATGTCACAACTTCGGCCACACTACAATTCCCAGGAGTATTGTTCAGTATCCCTGCAATTGCGAATTTTCTTTCTGTGTTTGAGTATTTCCGTGCAGATGTCCGTATATCTGTCCGCATTAATAGTACCCCTTATCACCAAGGCACTCTTGTTGCCTCAGTCATACCTTGCCGCGATATTACAACTCTCACTATGTATCAGAAGCTCAATGCCAGACCTATTGTTCTGTCCGCTTCCGTTCAAGATTCTTGCACGATGGATGTGCCATATCTTAATCCTCTTACATGGCTTGATATCAACACATGTCCAAATTATGCCATCTGTACTTTCATGCTCAACACCCTTAATGCTTTGTTGGCTACTTCAGATAACATACCACTGTCAGTCCCTGTCTCAGTGTTTGCTGCATTTGTCAATCCCAAGGTTGCTGGTTTTATCGAGCCAGCATCACGAGTTGCAAAACGTAGAAAAATTCCAACCACGACAACAACCACAACGACCACACTACCTAAAGC